ATGCATCTAAGTTCTCAGGCTTCTCCCGGTATTGAAACAAATGTATCTGCGCCTAGTCCCATTGCTGTTGATGATCCTATGGATATTGGATATGCTGGTGATGGTCGTGTTTTAAAACCTGGAGCTACATTATCTAGTGGTGCAGGTATCTTTGAAGATCTTGAAACTGCTGAGAATGTTTCGTTTGAAGAAGGCCCAAACCCTATTCCAAATATTCCTGAGATTTCACCGGCTAAAGAAGCCGCAAGGAATATGGAGAAACTTATTCACGATCAGATTGATGAGTCTAGCGGTTCTACAGAACTCCGCAATGCAATCTTTGAGTCTACGCTTTTTGGAACAGGTATCGTAAAAGGCCCATTTAATTTTAATAAGACTTTACATAAGTGGGAAGATAGTGAAGAAGGTCGTGAGTATACTCCTGTATCTGTACGTGTACCGCGTATTGAGTTTGTTAGTGTTTGGGATTTCTTTCCTGATCCTAACGCCACATCTATTGAAGAGTGTGAGTTTGTAGTACATAGGCACAAACTAAACAAGTCTCAACTTAGAGCATTACGAAAGATGCCATACTTTAACGAAGACGCTATTCGTGATTGTATGATGCTTGGCCCTAACTACACAGAAGAAGACTACGAGTACGAGCTAAAAGATGATCAGCGCATGGCAGAGATGGGCGCTAGTCGTTTTGAAGTGCTTGAGTACTGGGGCTTAATGGATGCAGAGTACGCCAAAGATGTTGGCATTGAACTTCCAGAAGAGGTAGATGTTCTTGATGAAATACAGATTAATGCTTGGATTTGTAATGGCCTTGTACTCAGGGCTGTTGTTAATCCCTTTACGCCACACCGTATTCCCTACAACGCATTCCCCTACGAAAGAAATCCATATAGCTTTTTTGGCGTAGGTGTAGCAGAAAACATGAACGACAGCCAGCAGATTATGAATGGTCATGCAAGAATGGCTATTGATAATCTGGCGTTAAGTGGCTCAGTAATTTTTGACGTAGACGAGACTATGCTTGTTGGTGGACAAAGCATGGAAATCTATCCCGGTAAAGTCTTTAGGCGTCAGTCAGGTATGCAAGGCCAAGCAATTCATGGCCTAAAGTTTCCAAACACATCTCAAGAAAATATGATGATGTTCGATAAGTTTCGACAGCTTGCAGATGAACAGACAGGTATTCCTAGCTATTCGCATGGTCAGACAGGCGTACAAAGTATGACTCGTACAGCTTCTGGTATGTCAATGCTTTTAGGTGCGGCATCACTCAACATTAAAACAGTCGTAAAAAATCTTGATGATTTCTTACTAAAGCCTTTAGGTAAAGCGTACTTTCAGTGGAATATGCAGTTCTTTGATGGGCAGTTAAAAACTACTGGTGATCTAGAGATTAAGGCTATGGGTACAAATAGCCTCATGCAAAAAGAAGTAAGAAGTCAGCGGTTGACGATGTTTCTTCAGACGGCTCAAAATCCAGCCATTGCACCATTCGTTAAGATGTCTAAGCTTATTAGCGAACTAGCGTATAGTTTGGATCTTGATCCTGACGAAATCCTCAACGATCCCGAAGAAGCGGCCCTTGCCGCACAGATTATAGGAATGCAAAATAATGTTGGACAAGCAACTGGCGATCAGGCTGGCCCCGGTGGTGAACAACCCGGAGCTATGGGAACCCCTGAAGGAACACCTCCACAACCTACGGATGTTGGAGTTACAGGCACTGGCGACGGCAACATCGGAACAGGAAATGTTCCGCAAGCAGGGGAAAGCGAGTTCTCTGGCTAACTTATTAACCTTACAAGAACAAGTAAATCAAAGACGAAAGGAACAAGACGATGGCTAAAAAATTCCCAGACCTAAATAAAGACGGAAAGATAACCCAAGCAGACGTACTAAAAGGTCGTGGAGTTTTTAATGAAGGTGGTTTAAGCGACATTGAAAAAGTCATGCGTATTGTACGTGGAATGTCTATGTCTGAAGCAAAAGCCGAAACACCAGAAGAAGCTGAAGAAGCTCGACAAAGAGGTCAACAACTGTTAGATACTTTTGATGAGTCTGTTTTACGAAAAGCGTATCAACGTATGGATGCTGAAAGAGATGCTATGGCTATGGGGTCATTACTGGTAGCACCAGAACGTGAAACATATGGTAAAGGTAAGTTAATTAAAAAAGCATTAAAATCTTTAGATGGAGATGACATTCCTAAAGAAAAAATTAAAACAACAGAAAGCGGCGTAAAGATTGATACTGAAATACAACAAGAAGTACGAGACTTTATTGGTAAACTAAAAACAGTAGATGCAGATGATCGTAAATATAATAAAGATGCTTTAACAGCAAAACAACTAGAAGACTATCTTTATGATTTTATCAATGAAGTTCCAGTAGGAGGAACACAACCTGATCTTCATACTTATGGAAGGCCGGGAGGCTATGACCTTACAAGCCGATTTGAGTTTTTTGGTGCTTTAGACGATGCGGTAGAATCAATGGTAGAAGCAAATGCTGGGCCTGTTTTAGACAAAAAAAGTCGTCAAAAACTAATAAATCGTATGTTTATGGAAGGTCGCCGTGAACGCGAAGCAGAAGAAAAAATTGAAAAAGCAAAACGTAAAGAGGCACGAAAAGCAAGAAGAGCAGAAGCGCGAGAGCGAGCTAAAGAAAATGAAGGTTCTTTAATGATGCCTGTAGAACGTGAAGCATATGGCAAAGGAAGAGCAGTAAAAAGTGCAATGAAAATGATCAAAGAAGCCTTTGCTGATGGTGATATTTCTGAAGACGCTATAAAAAAAGCAGAAAAGATTCATTCGGAATTAGAAGCTGATGACTTTGCAGGCACTGGTAGAAGGTCAGAAGAAGGCAAAAGACAAATGGTTGCACAAGAACAGGGTGTGACCACTGACGAAGTAGACATTATTGAAACCGCTTTTGCAAGAGCTTCTGGAGGAGGTGCAAGTACATCCCTTATAGAAGAACTAAAAATGGTTAGTCGTGCATTAACGACAGAGCCTACCCGCGCTCAAAAAAGAGCGGCAGACCTTGGCGGCACTAAAGAAACAAGGGAGGGTCGCATAAAAGCAGGAAAGTTTGGCGCGGCTGGAGTAGGTGTTGGTTCACTATTAGGTGGGCTTGGAGCTACAGCACTTTCAAGCTGGAGAAATCAAAATCAAAGTAACGAAATGCCTTCTGGCTTTGAAGCGGCATTTAGCAAAGCATTCAAAGCTGGTGAAGATACTTTTGAATTTAAAGGTAAAATTTATACAACAGAACTACAGCGCGAACAAAAAGGAAAAGGCTCAAAAATTATTAACCTTTTTGAAAAACTTGTAGATCCAAAAACTATAGCCAAAAAGAAACAAATGGTTAATGAAGAACAAGCACTACGAGAAATTCAAAAGGCTGTAGACAAAAATCCACAAGCATTAGAAATGCTATCAGACGATGATTATATGGAAGTTGTAAGTAGGCTTCCACAAAAACAACGAGCTAACTTTGGACTTGATGATGTTCCTGTAGATGATCCTGATAATATTCTTCAAATGTTGATGGATATGGAACCAGAAGAAGTTGCACAGAATTTACAGTTATTTCCTAGTATGGAAGATATGTTTGAATACGCAAGCACTTTAAATGCTAAAGATGCTCGTAAGTTTATGAATGCGCTTACGCCCGAAGATAAAGAAATATTTGCTGGAGAGTTACCTGAGTTTGAGCTTGGCCCACGAGAAGTAAAGGCTGATGGCGGTTCTATGGCTATACTTATGCCTGTAGAATATGAAGAGCTACCTAAAGATAAATATAATAACATCAGCAGTAAAGAAGAAAAAGAAGAAGTAAAAAATATGAACTCTGATGAAGAAATGGAAGAAGAGTATATTGATTACGTAGCTGATGAGGTTTTAACAAAAGAAGAACAAGATTACTTATTTAAGGCTTTGGACAAAGATAACAAATTAGAAGAAATTTTAGATAAAGTAATGTTGAACGCAACAGAATTTACTGGTTCTGGGGAAATTGAAGGCCCCGGAACTGGTCTATCAGATTCGATACCCGCAAGGTTATCGGACGGTGAATTTGTATTCACCAAAAAAGCGACTGATCAAATTGGTGCTGACAAACTCCAAACAATGATGGATGATGCAGAGCGTGAATTTGATAGTCGTAGTGGCAAAGCAGAAGGTGGAATGCCTGTAGAAGGCATGGAAAGATATGACATGGAAAAAGATGATGAAGATACTCTTAATCGTCAAATGGCATATTCCAACCGGATGCCCAGCCTAATGAACCAATAAGGCTACCTATACTTTAGCCCCTTATTATTATATAACCTTGAGGCCACCTTGTAGTATCAAGACCCTGTGTTAGATAGCGCAATAACACAGCCACCTTGAAGAGACAACAAGCCCCAGAAAGGAGAAGTGACATGAGTGAAGAAGAGCAAGCGAATCCGTACAATGCTAGAAAGTCTTGGCATACAGAAGACGCTAAAACTACTAGCAGTGCAGATTCATTATTTTTTGAGGAAGATGAGGCTACTTCCGAAAATACCGGAACCCCTCAACAAGAACAACGTCCTCGTACCAATTATAAGAAAAGGTATGACGATCTAAAAAAACATTATGATACTAAGATCTCTGAGTTTAAGCAACGCGAACAAGAACTAGAGGCTATGGCACGATCTGCTCAACCGCAGTATCAACCGCCTAAAAGTGCTGAAGAACTTGAACGCTTTAAATCAGAGTATCCAGATCTATATGATACTGTCGAAACAGTTGCTCATATGAGAAGCGAAGAGCAGATGAACGCTCTTCAACAAAAGTTATCAGTAATTGAAGCGCGAGAAGCAGAAATGTCTAAGCGTGATGCTGAACTAGCTCTTAGAGAGCGACACCCTGACTTTGAAGATATCAGGGGTGATGACAATTTTCACGAATGGGCTAAGACTCAGCCTGAAGAAATTCAGCGTTGGATCTATAAAAACCCAGATAATGTATCTTTAGCAAGTCGTGCAATTGATCTTTATAAGATGGAAAATAATATTGCTATTAAGAAATCTTCTCGTCCGTCACAACTTTCAAGGTCTAATGCGGCTGATATGGTATCAACAAAGACTACCGGCGTTGAACCACGCGAAGCCAAGATTTGGACACAACGGGAAATTGCCGCCCTGTCTATTGATGAGTATGATCGTTACGAAAAGGAAATTGATCGTGCCATCGAAGAAGGACGGGTAGCAAGATAACACTTGTCTTTTTAGGAGATTTTTAACATGGCTTATAACCAATCAGATCAGTACTTTGAGCCGACAACAGATACAGATGCAAACTTTGCAAACTCTGTTTCGGGTCAGACCAATTCGTTCTTCCTTCCTGCTGTCTATTCCAAGAAGGTACTTAACTTCTTTCGGAAGTCTTCAGTAGCGGAAGCTATCACTAACACCGACTATGCTGGTGAAATTACTGCTTTTGGTGATACAGTACGTATTATTAAAGAGCCGGTAATCACCGTCTATCAGTACGAGCGTGGTCAAGACGTAACTTCAACTAAGTTGACGGATCAAGAAGTCAGCCTTGTTGTTGATACGGCGAACGCATTTAAGTTTATCGTTGACGATATTGAAACTTCTATGTCTCACGTAAACTTTAAGGAAGTTGCATCATCTTCAGCCGCTTACGCATTGCGTGACGCTTTTGATGAAGGTGTAATTGCCGCTATGTTTGCTGGCGTCCCTGCGTCCTCTCCGAACCACATCCTTGGTTCTGATAGTGCTACTGACTTGGCGGCTGGTACTTTCGACGGTGCTGGCAACCTTGACATCGGTTACGCTTCTGGCGAGCATGATCCTATTGACGTTCTTTCACACATGGCGCGTCTGCTTGATGAGCAGAACATTCCAGAAGAAGGTCGCTGGTTCCTTGCTAACCCTGAGTTCTATGAGCAACTGGTACAAAGTAGCTCTAAGCTCTTGAGCGTTGATTTTAATGCAGGCCAAGGCTCCATCCGTAATGGTTTGGTAAGCTCTGGCAAGTTGCGTGGTTTTGATATGTACAAGACCAACAACATTGCGGCGACTACTAACGCGGCTGGTAAGTGTATTGCTGGTCACATGTCATCTACCTGTACTGCACAGACCATCGTGAATACAGAAG